ATTTACCGAATGGTAATTTTAGTGCTATAATCTATTCAAAAAAAGTACAGCTTGCATTCCGCAAGAGTACTGTTGTGGGCGATATAACTAACTCAGATTATTTTGGGGAGATTAGTGGTCAGGGCGATACAGTCAAGATTATTAAAGAGCCAGAAATTTCAGTTAGTTCTTATGCCCGTGGCACAACTGTTCAAGCGCAAGATCTCGATGATGAAGACTTCTCACTTGTAGTCGATAAAGCAAATTACTTTGCATTTAAAATGGACGACATTGAAGAAGCACATTCACACATTAACTTCATGCAACTTGCAACAGATCGTGCTGCATATCGTTTATCTGATCAATACGACCAAGAAGTACTTGGTTATTTGGCAGGTTACAAACAGTCATCACTTAGTTCATCTGCCGATGCGGTAAATGCAACTACTAATGGTACTGTTGCAGTAGCTACTGCTGGCACAGACGAATTGTTGTCCAGTATGAAGCTAAACAAAGGTTCTTTTGGTAACATTACTACAAGTTCCGCAGGGTCGCACTCTATTCCGATTGCTGCTCGTCTACCTGGTGCAACTGCACTACCAACAGCGACTGCTTCACCTCTTATGGTAATCTCTCGCATGGCTCGTTTGCTTGATCAACAGCAAGTTGATACAGCAGGTCGTTGGTTAGTCATTGACCCAGTATTCATGGAAATCTTACGAGATGAGGATTCACGTCTTCATAACGCTGATTTCGGTGCGTCAGGAAGTATACGTAATGGTTTAGCAGTCAGCAATTTAGGCGGCTTCCGTGTATATGTTTCTAGTAACCTACCATCCGTTGGCACAGGTCCAGGTACTACAGGTACTGCAAACCAACTCGCTAACTTTGGTGTAATCGTAGCTGGACACGACTCAGCTATAGCAACCGCAGAACAGATCAATAAAACAGAAACCTATCGAGATCCTGATAGTTTTGCTGATATTGTTCGTGGGATGCATTTGTACGGCAGAAAGATACTTCGTCCTGAAGCTATCACTGTTGCACAGTACAACGCAGCGTAAGGGAGGACTGACAAATGGCTACATATTCATCAAGTTTACAAGCAGTACACAGACCTTCTGCTCCTGCTCCATACTTAGTAAGTAATACTATTGATATTGCTGTAGAAAACACAAATAACGCTGCGGCATTAGCTGCAAACGATATTTTGCAAGTCTTCACAATACCAACAGATACTCTTATTATGGCTGCAGGTTACGAAGTTGAGGCTCTATTGACGGGAGAATCAGACGACACAACATTCAACTTAGGTATTACTACTGCCTCTACAGGTGGTATTGCTGCTGATGTTGATGAGTTCGTTGCGGCAATGGACACAGACGCTATGGCGGTTGGTTCCTATGCTACTATGATTCCTGGTGTGTTCCCGAACCTTACTGGTTCCACGGCAACAACAATGGATCTAGAACTTCAAGCAGCAGGTACAGCACCGACAGGTGGTAAGATTCGGGTATGGATGGTTCTTATGAACATAGATAATCCTGGAGATTACGATGCTAATGAAGTTGATAGAGATCTATTAGCTTAAATTACTATAATGAGGGGGCAGGGCAACTTGCCCCTTCTACTACATAGGAGCTATTATGGCTGAGACATATCTCACACTAACTAATAAAGTTATAACTAAATTAAATGAAGTTGTATTAACTTCTTCTAACTTTACATCAGCTAGAGGTATGCAAGTACAAGCTCAGAATGCTGTTAATGAAGCTATACGCTACATAAATCAAAGAGAATATAATTATCCATTTAATCATGCACTTGCCACACAGACACTAACAGCAGGTGTAGTATCTTACGCACTACCCACTTCTACTAAGACAGTAGACTACAATACATTCAGAGTAGCTAAAGACTCAGACTTAGGTAGCTCAGGTGGTAAACTAAAGATACTAAACTATAATGATTACATTGATAAGTATATCTCACAAGAAGATGAAATAGAAACTACTACGTTAAGTACATCGCACACTGACTCTGTAACTACTATCACCGTAGCTAGTACATCAGGTTTTTCAGCATCAGGTAGTTTGTATATAGGTAACGAGATTGTATCTTATACAGCTATAGGTTCGTCTACTACGTTTACAGGTGTAACCCGTGCTACGTCTGCTACTACAGCGGCTGCTCACGATAGTGGTGTTACTGTAGCTCAGTTTGACGGTGGTGGTTTACCTCAGTACGTAGTTAGAAAGCCAGATAATAATTACTTATTATATCCACACCCTACAAAGTCATATCAAATAAAGTTCGACTATTTTACTTTTCCTGCAGATCTAGCGGCTCACAGTGACACTACTACTATACCCGATAGGTTTTCTTACGTTATTGTTGCAGGAGCTACAGCTTTCGTTTATCAATACAGAGGTGAGGTTGCTCAATACCAATTAAACATGGAGTTGTTTAACGATGGTATTAAAAGTATGCAATCACTACTAGTTAATAGATTTGAGTATTTACGCTCAACATACCCATTAGGAACGTCTTCAGTTGCAAGACCTAACGCTTTAAGAGTATCTTAATATGCCAGATAGTTCACAGGTAGAACCAGCCTCCTTTAACTGTGAGGGTGGTCTTATACTAAATCGTTCTACGTTTATGATGCAACCAGGAGAGGCATTAGAACTAGAGAACTTTGAGCCAGACATTCAGGGTGGCTACAGACGTATTAGTGGTTTTAAAAAGTTCGTTAATCAAGTTGTACCTTTTACAACAGCTAACTCAGAAAAAGTGTTAATGGTAGCTGCTTTTAGTGATAATGTATTAGCTGCTCGCGGTGAAAAGATATGGAGTTCCGCTACTAATGTATTAGGATCGAGTATAGCTGCTAATACAGCGATGACAGGTTCAGGTACTATTAATGTAGATTCTACTACAGGGTTTAGTTCTAGTGGTACACTACAAGTTAACAGTGAGTTTTTTACTTATACAGGTATTACAGCCACTACATTTACTGGAGTAACTCGCGCTACATCTTCTACTACAGCAGCAGCACACGCTAAAAGTGATATAATTTCTGAAGACTGGACTGTAAGAGATACAGGAAGAACAAACGCAGGTAAGTATAAGTTTGAGCGTTTTAACTTTGATGGCAACGATAAGATAGTTGTAGTTGATGGTGACAACCCTCCAACAGTATTTAATACTTCTTTAGCTGCAACAGATATAAGTGAGAGTTCTATATCTAATGCTAAGTTTGTCATATCTTTTAAACAACATATGTTTTACGCTGGTATGTCAGCTACACCACAAGAACTAGTATTTAGTGAGCCTTTTGATGAGGATGCCTTTCAGAGTGGTCAGGGTGCAGGTAGCATTAAAATAGATGATACTATAACAGGTATAAAATCTTTCCGTGATGCATTGTATATATTCTGTGAAAACAGGATCTTCGCATTGACGGGAACATCGTCAGCTAATTTTGCTGTAACTCCAGTTACACGTAACATTGGTTGCATAAACGGTGACACAATACAAGAGTTTGCTGGTAACTTAATATTTCTTGGTCCTGACGGATTACGAACAGTAGCTGGTACTGCTAACATTGGTGACGTTGACTTAGGTACAATAAGTACAAACGTACAGTCTTTGTTTGACGAGAATATAGCTGACTCAACTTTATTTGACAGTGTAGTTGTAGCAGACAAAACACAATACAGAATATTCTTTACTAAAGACGGAAGAACAGAATCAGCTACTAAAGGTATAATCTGTGTTAAAAGAGATAATAAATACGAGTTTTCTGAAATAAGAGGTTTAAAACCTTCTGCAACAGATGACTTAATTACTACAGGTGATGTAAAAGTTCTTCATGGTGGGTTTAACGGTTACGTATACAGACAAGAACTAGGGAATGACTTTGATGGTACTACTATATTTGGTAAGTATCGTAGTCCAGACTTAACGTTTCAAGATCCAGGTATTAGAAAACATATGCAACGGGTTATTGTTAACTATAAACCCGAAGCAGCAATAGATGCTGATCTATTTATAAGATATGACTACGAAGACCCAGAGTCAGCTAGACCTGCAGCATATCCTTTAGATTCGACTGATGTTGTTGCTATATACGGAACTTCATCTTATGGCGCACCTACTTACGGTGGTGTATCACAACCTCTAGTTAGGCAATCCGTTGAGGGTTCAGGGTTTGCTGTAGCTTTACGTGTTAATGATGGCGGCAATACAGCCCCTTATTCACTTAAAGGATTTCAATTAGAGTATCAAACAGGAGCAAGAAGATAAATGGGTGCTACTTACACAAGGCAATCGTCTTACACTGACGGAGATACGATTACCGCAGACCACACTAATAACGAGTTTGACCAGCTACTAGCTGCTTTTGCTGCAAGCTCAGGACACACACACGATGGTACAACCGCAGAAGGCGGTCCTATAACTAAGTTATTAGGTACAACTATTACTATAGGTGATGGAACATCAGGACAAAACATTGTAGTAACGTATGACGGTGAATCTAATGACGGTGTAATGTCGTGGATGGAAGACGAAGACTACTTTGAGTTCTCTGATGACATACTCGTAGCTTCTACAGAAAAACTACAGTTTCGTGATACAGCAATATATATTAACTCTTCAGCAGATGGACAGCTAGATCTTGTAGCTGACACAGAAATACAGATAGCAGCTACTACTATAGACATGAATGGTGCTGCTGATATATCTGGCAACCTAGCAGTAGGTGGTAACTTAACAGTAGCAGGTAATGCAACAGTTACAGGTACTACTACATTTAATGGTGGCACACTTACATTAGGCGACAGTGCGTCAGACAATGTTGTGTTTGGTGCAGATGTAGACTCACACATTATACCTGATGATGATGACACGTATGACTTAGGTAGCTCTAGCCAACAATGGCGTAATATTTTTATAGATGGTACAGCTAATATTGACAGTTTAGTAGCTGACACTGCTGACATTAATGGTGGTACAGTTGACGGTGCAGTCATTGGTGGGTCTAGTGCAGCCGCTGCAAGTGTAACAACACTCGCTGCATCAGGAGCTATAACTGGTTCAAGTACAATAGTTGGTACTA